ACAGTTACCTTTGTTAATAACGCATTACCTCCTCACAATATCATCGTAGATGGTAGAGCAGATCTATCAAGAGAATCATTGATGTTTAGTCCTGGTGAAACACAAGAGATTGTGTTTGCTGATGCTGGAGATTTTAATTTTAAATGTGCTCCACATGAAGGTGCTGGTATGAAAGGAGTGATTCATGTTAACTAGATTATGGTTTTGGTTATTTAAAATTAAACCTAAAAAAGTTAATGGTCAGGATTACGGAACAAATAATGTAGTCACTCCACCGTAAAATAAATAACAGTGCCTTGTATCATTTAAATGGCCACTATAACTCTTCAGACACCAGATGGTGAAACTAGTACTTTTGAATGTGATGAGGAAACACCTATATTAGATGCATTAGAAGAGGCTGGTTTAGATCATCCTTATTCTTGTCGTGCAGGTTCATGTTCTTCATGTTGTATGAAGATAGTAGAAGGTACTGTTAATCAAGATGATCAATTCTTTTTAGATGATGACCAACTTGAGGAAGGATTTGTTTTAACATGTGTTGCCTTACCAACGTCAGACCTAACATTATTGGCTGAACAAGAGGATAATTTATAGCAGATAAATAAAAATAATTAAACTTTAAATTATGGCTTGGGTTGATGTAGCAGCAGCTACAGATATTGCGGATTCATATCCAATTGGTTTTCCAAAACATCTTAGAGAAGATGGAAGAAAAGCAGAACCTTATTATAATTATACTGGTGCATTAGGAGCCGACATAAGGTCTATGGTTCCTGTAATTAATTTGCATGGTACAGATCTAGTAGGTCTCGAACTCGGTGTTTTACGAGGAGATTCTTTTCTGACCATGCTTTTTAATTGTCCAAATATTAAAACGCTATACGGTGTTGATGCATATAAACCATTTGATGATTATATGAATGCATCTACTACAAATAAAGATTTACCCACTATGCAATTTGATGAAAAGGATATAGAGTTTGTTAAACTATATTGCTTTCATCGTTTGAATCATATTGCACCAGAACTTAAAGATAAAATTAGGTTCTTAGAAATGGATAGTAATGCTGCAGCTGAAAAGATTGAAAATGAATCATTAGATTTTATATTCTTAGATGCTTATCTAACAAAAGAACAGGCAGTACAAGATCTTGAAGTGTGGTATCCAAAGGTTAAGAAGGGTGGATTATTTTCTGGACATGATTATTTCTCTCCAATGGTTAGAGAGGCAGTATCTGATTTTAGAGAAAAAAATAATATAGATAATCTTATGTCTGCCTATGATGAGACCTTTGTATGGGTGAAGTAGTCTGGTCAATTAACATTATGATTGCTATCCTACTCGTTGCTGTAGGTGTAGTAATCTACTACATATTCATGTACGATGAGTTTTGGCCAAATGGGAGCGATGACACCACCGTCACGGAAGAGTTGTTACAACTTCAGAGTGACGAAGATAGACAAGGTTCTTGATGGTGACACTATCGATGTTACTATTGACCTCGGTTTTGATCTATACAAGAAAGAAAGAGTTAGAGTTGCAGGCGTTGATACACCAGAGAAAAGAACAAGAGACCTTGAAGAGAAGGCACTGGGAATAGATGCTACTAATTGGTTAAAGGCGAAACTAACTGAAACAATTAAAGGTGATGAAGAACTCCTTATTAGAACTGAACTTAAGGGTGGCGTTGGGAAGTATGGCAGGCTTCTTGGTTGGCTCTACATTGGCGATGCTGCTATTTCACTAAATGAACAAATGATTGAGGAAGGTTATGCTTGGGCGTATGATGGTGGAACTAAACAGAAAGATTTTGAGGTCTTACGTGAGATTAGGCGTTCGTTTGGGACACTGGTCTAGTCTTGATCAAGTCTACATAGATTCAAAAGGTATGACAGGCAGACGTGTATACGCTGATTGGCACATACCAACAGAGGAATACGAAAACGCATGAGTAAACAACAAGAGATTTATCTAGGTAATCCCAATCTTAAGAAAGCAAATGTAGAACAGGAGTTTTCTAAGAAAGAGATTGCAGAATTTTTAAAGTGTGCTCAAGATCCAGTACACTTTATACGAGAGTATATTAAAATTGTATCACTTGATGAGGGTGTTATACCCTTTACCATGTATGATTTTCAGGAAACAATGGTACAAAGTTTCCATGATCATAGATTCAATATAGCAAAACTTCCTCGTCAGTCTGGTAAATCTACTATTGTTACTGCATACCTACTATGGTATGTACTGTTTAATGATAATGTTAACGTAGCAATTCTTGCTAACAAAGCAGCAACTGCTCGTGAGATGTTAGGTAGGTTACAATTATCATATGAGAACTTACCCAAATGGTTACAACAAGGTATACTTGGATGGAACAAAGGTAGTCTGGAGTTAGAAAATGGGAGTAAAATTTTGGCTGCTTCTACATCAGCAAGTGCTGTTAGAGGTATGTCGTTTAACATTATATTTCTCGACGAGTTCGCCTTTGTCCCGAACCATATCGCAGAGCAATTCTTTAGTTCCGTATATCCTACTATATCTTCTGGTAAGAAAACGAAGGTCATAATCATATCTACACCACATGGTATGAATATGTTTTATAAGTTATGGCATGATGCCGAACGTAAAGCAAATGAATATATTCCCACCGAAGTACATTGGTCTCAAGTACCTGGTAGAGATGAGGTATGGAAAGAACAAACTATTAAGAACACTTCAGAAGCACAGTTCAAGGTTGAGTTTGAATGTGAATTCTTAGGTTCTGTTGATACATTAATATCAGCAAGTAAATTGAGGATTATGCCTTATGAAGAACCTGTTCGACAAAATAGAGGTTTGGCAGTATATGAGCAAGCAATTGAAGATCATAACTATATTGTTACTGTTGATGTATCACGTGGTATTGGTGGGGATTACTCTGCGTTTTGTGTCATTGATACAACAACTCTACCCTATAAGATGGTAGCACGGTATAAGAACAATGAAATTAAACCTATAGTTCTACCTAATATAATAGTTGATGTTGCTAAGAATTATAATAATGCTTATATACTTTGTGAGGTAAATGATATTGGTGGACAGGTTGCAGATATAATTCAATTTGATTTAGAGTATGAGAATCTATTGATGGCTGCCATGAGAGGTAGAGCAGGTCAACAATTAGGACAAGGGTTCTCAGGTAAGAAGACTCAGTTAGGGGTTAAGATGTCAACTGCTGTAAAGCAAGTTGGATGTTCTAACCTTAAAGCATTAATAGAAGATGATAAATTAGTCATACAAGATTATGATACGATTGCGGAATTAACAACCTTTATTCAAAAGGGTAATTCATTCCAAGCGGAAGATGGATGTCATGATGATCTTGCAATGTGTTTGGTTATGTTTGCATGGATGGCCATGCAAGAATACTTTAAGGAGATGCATGACAATGATGTGAGGCAAAGGATATACGATGACCAAAGAGAATCTATAGAACAGGATATGGCTCCGTTTGGATTTGTTAGTGATGGTTTAGAAGATGATCATATAATAGATGCACAAGGGGAGAGATGGGAACTTGCGGAATATGGTGATGTGCAGCATATGCTAGACTTCAGGTGAGTATTCAAAAATATAAATAATCTTAGTTAACCGTCCACGGGATATTAGGAGTTTATAAACATGGCAGCCAATCAATTATCGCCAGGTGTAGTAGTACAGGAGAGAGACCTGACAACTATTACCAGCTTATCAACAGCAAACTTGGGTGTAATAGCTGCACCGTTTGAACTCGGACCTGTTGAGGAAGTGACCACAGTAACATCCGAGAGAGATCTTGTAGAGAAGTTTGGTAAACCAAATGATTCTAACTATGAGTATTGGTATACTGCTTCACAGTTCTTATCTTACGGTGGTATTTTAAAAGCAATTAGGGTTAACTCAACTGCACTGAAAAATGGTGTTGATGCTGGTACTGCTCCTTTAATTGCAAATCAGGATGGTTACGAAGCAAGTTACGAAGATTCAAATAATAACTGGAAGTGGGCAGCTAGAACTCCAGGACATAAAGGAAATTCAATTGGTATATTCATAACAGACTCTGGTGCTGACCAGATTGCTGTACTACCAGCTCCTGGTTCAGGTAACGAGCATGAGTTTGTTGCTGATGCTGCACTTTCTGCATCTTCAGGTGCTGGTGGTAAGGTATTCAAGTACAGCATACTTTTAACTGTTGATACTGTTGTTGGTACATTCACTCCTGGTGCTACTACTACAATTAA